CAGGGAATGCCATCGGTTTGTGCGGTGAAGATTTGGTAATGTCATGGTCTGATATATTGGCGGTGGAAAGAAATGAATGAGATTCAGTATGGTATGGATGCGAAGAATAGTCTGTTGGCCGGTATAAACAAGGTCGCAGACACAGTCAAGGTGACTCTTGGGCCGAAGGCTCGCAACGTCGTCCTTGAACAACGCACTACATTCCCCATCATCCTCAACGATGGTGTGACGATTGCAGGTGCAATCCACGATGAAGACCCGTTTGTCCAAATGGGCATCAGTCTAATTCAGCAGGTGGCGACCGAGGCACAGGGTGAAGCCGGTGACGGCACGACCACGGCGACGGTCATTGCACAACACTTAGCCAACAAGGGCTTTGAGATGGTGACAAAGGGCGCAGACCCCGTCGTCCTCAAGAATCAGATTGACTCGGCGGTCGAGACAATATGTGCTACCCTTGAAGATATGGCGGCACCTGTCGAATACTTTGACGAAGCAAAGGGTTCATTGAGAGCCATAGCGACAATCGCGGCTAACAATGACGAGGTTTTGGGTAAGATGATTGCTGACGTCTTCGCCGAGGTCGGAGAGAAGGGCGTCGTGACATTAGAGAACGGCAACACGACCGACACACACTATTACACTACGGAAGGAATCGAAATCGACAGTGGCTTCCTTTCCACCGTAATGATTACAAACTTCGATACGATGACCTGCGAGATGGAGCGACCTTTGATTCTCTTGAGCAACGCGGCCATCGACAATTTCCACGACCTGATACCCGCATTGGAGTTATCGGTACAACAAGGTAGACCTCTACTGATTATCGCTGAAGGTCTGCGGGGCAACACCCTACCTACCCTACTAGCAAACATCGCACAGGGTCAGGTCAAGGCTTGCTTCATCAAGGCTCCGGGTTGGGGGCAGGACCAAAACGACGCACTGAATGACCTTGCCGCTTTGACCGGTGGTAAATTCTTCGACAAGGATTTGACCATGAAGGTCAAGGACGCGGTCGAGGATGACTTCGGTACTTGTTCAAAGGTCAGTATCTCCAATAAGAAAACCACGATTATCAGTGAGCATACACCCGAGGAGAAGGAGGAATTCGACCTATACATTGAGACATTGGGGGCGACGGCAGACGTGGCCGACCACGAATGGACTGAAGCGAAAATCAAAGGTCGTATTGCCAAACTCACAGGTGGTGTAGCAATCATCCGAGTCGGTGGCAACACGCAAGTAGAAGTCGCTGAGAAGGTTGAGCGGCTTGACGACGCACTCAACGCAACAAAGGCGGCTATCGAATCCGGTTATGTTGTCGGTGGTGGCGCGGCCTTAGTCCTTGCCATTGACCAATGCCCGTTCGACGAGGAAGATGACTTCCCTAATGATGGGCAGAGACTCGTCCTTGAAGCGTGTGAAATCCCGTCGCGTCTAATCGCGGAGAATGCAGGGCTTGATTACCAGCGTCCTGAAATAAGTGTCAGTGGTTCGGCATGGGGCCTCAACGCGAAGAAAAATCAGTATTGTAACTTGATTGATGCGGGCGTCATTGACCCTGTAAAGGTGACTATGTCGGCCCTTCGGTCGGCGGCTTCTATCGCAGGACTCATCTTGATGACAGAAGCGGCAGTACCGCTACGGGAGTTGACCGAGTAGTTTATATCCTAACTGCTATTGGTAAGGAATGGTGAAAGAAATGTCATGGGCAAGTGCAAAGACAGAAGAGGCCGGAGAGGCAACGACAAAATACGATGCGGATTTCTACCGCAATCTGTACGCGCAGGGGAAGACGGCACGGGGCGCATTGCGTCCGGTTCGTATGGCTCTTGTGGGTAAGGAAAACACAACGAAGACAGGTACGGCATTGGACCTTGCCCGCGCAGGTGGGAACAAGGGTACAATCCACATCTTCGACTTCGACAGTAGCGCGGAGAACACAGTAGATTATGTATGTGATGGTGACGAGGATGTCATCGTACACCGACTCTTCGATGAGTTGGACGAGTCTATCTTCCACGAAGACAATAGTACCAATTGGGTCGCCTTGATTGACAAGGTGTCGTGGTTCGTTAGCATGGTTGCTGAGGATGTCAAGGAGACAGAAGTCGCGGCAATCATCTTCGATGGTGGTTCCACGTTTATGAAGTGGTGTGAGTTTGCTATGACAGACGCACTACTGCGCCGTGGTGTCATCAAGGAAGAGGGCGAAGGCTTCAACCAGAAAGAATGGAGAGAGCGCAACAAACTTTTCAAGAATACGATTCAGCGTGTCAACGCACTCCCTGTATCTCGTATCTTCTTCACGTTCCACTTGAAGGATGTCAAGTCCTATGTGGATTTGGGCAACGGCTCAAAGGGCCTGATGAAGATTGGTGAGAAGGTCGATTGGGTCGATGGTACTCAGAGACTCTTCTCGCAACAGATTTTCCTTGAGCGATACATGAAAGAGGAAGATGCGGCGGCAGGTGTCAAGGGTGACGATAGTCTCGGGCCTAATGATTGGGTTGTGAAAGGCACAATCGAGGAGATGAAGGGTCGTTACACTGAGCATCTAGGTGAGACGCACGACGTAATCGAAGTCAGGGGCGGCAAGGTCAAGTGGAACGGGTTCCCGTTCCTTAAATGGGACTGAGTATGCCGATTAATCCTGTGGGCAGGAAGTGGCCTCCGTGGCCCAAATGCCCTAAATGTGATAATGGATATTTGTTATTGGTGGGTGAATACTTTGACTGTCATTCGTGTTGGTACAAGATTCCGTACAAGGAACACGGACACGGTGGCGGTCGATTTTAGGGGGTGTAGTCTAATTGGAAGGACATCTGCTTTGCAAGCAGAAGACTCGGGGTTCAAGTCCCTGCACCTCCACCACCTTTATATCCAAAATGCTATGAGGGATTAACATGAAGAGACTACAAAAGACTACGGTGAAAGTAGATGGTACTGAATTGACATGGCTCCTCGGGGTCACGCAACGCAAGCAAAATGTGAGCGGCAAGGCCCACGCACAGGTGACTTCCTGTATGCTCGATTGTGTACCGGGCGAAATGTCAACGACTACACTTGTAAAGGATGGGTTGACAAGCCTATCACATTTCACAATTGATTGTGAGGGCAAGGAGTCTTGGACTTCTGTTGACTACCCACGAATCCCCGTGGCCGACATTGACACTCTTCTCGGTGCGCTCAAGTATCACGGTAACACCGTGACCTTGTCGTATGACAATCAGACCGATAAGTTGCTTATCAAGTCCGCTAAGAAGCAGACTACATTATCGTCGAGCGCAAAGGCTCTCGCTTATACCAACGCCCGTGACACTATCGGGGCATGGTTCAAGAAAAGCACAGACCTTGCATCCAAATTTACCAAGGAAGGTTACGTCACAAACGATGGTGACATCCTTGAACCCGTCCACACTTATGTCGTTGACGCGGTGGACTTGTTTGAAGCCCTGCGTTGCGACGCCATGAACGGGCAGAAACTTAACAGATACACATTCCTGATGAAGAAGGAGGGGCTTGATGTCGTCGTTGGTGGCGAGATGAAGGGCCTGACTTCTACAACATTGATTGAGGACGACTCGGAGGCCGAGTTAGAATGGGCCTTTGAAGGCGGACTTGACAATGTACTCGTAGGACTCAAGGGTGACGTGGTCCTTGACTTCTACGATTTCAGAGAACACAACCAAGGCGTCCGCATGGTTATGTGGGTGAATGATTGCACCTCATGGGTGTATCAGGCCGGTGTTCTTAAATACTAAATCGCGTCAAGAATATAACACAGGAGCAATAGAAATGAGTTTGAAGACTGTATTGAAAGAAGCCCCAAGTGTGAGCGACATTGTCGCCGCAGGTGGGAGAATGGAGATAACGAAAGGACGTAGCACATACTTCATCGAAGTGAAGACGGGTCGCGCAGACGAAGCAAAATCATACCGTGACTTTGATTGGCTACACGCGCACTACGTTGAGAAGGATATGACCATGCAAGAGATTGCAGATATGTTCGGTGTGACCCCAATGACCATCCAAATGTGGTTGGGCAAGCACGAAATTGAAACACGCCCACGCGGACGACGCACAGAATGAGGTGTTAGTTTGATTGTCGACCGAGGCAAGGGCCGCAAGGTCATTGTCAGATACCGTGACCCCGAAACACGGGAGCGGAAGGTCGAGACAATCAGCAAGCACTACCCTTATTACTTCGTTGACAAGGAAGAGATGCCGGTGGGTGACCCCGGTTGGGACTTGGCACGGAGTGAGGGTGTTATCGGTGTAGATGACGGAGGCGACATCGGTGTGTACGGGGAGAAACTGTTAAAGGTTACCTGTTCGTACCCCGAAGTCGTCTCCAAAACCCGCGACGGATTCCACCGTACATGGGAGGCAAATATCCCTTGGACTGTTCGGGTTCTCGCAGACGCCGACATAGACATCCCCATGTATGAACACCGTGTGTGGACATTGGACGCCGAGTGGTTGGTGGACAGTGGTCGCATCAACATGATTACCGTTCACGATTCCTATACAGACAACCTATACACATGGTTCGTCGATTCGGAAAATGACACGGACATGATGGTGTCCTCGATGGAATGCAAGAATCATCCTGAAGGTGTGACAACTCTCAAGTTTGAGACGAATGCCATGCAATGCAGGGATGAGAAGACTCTACTGACTGCGTTTGCGAAGCACATGGATAAGCACGACCCTGATGTACTGATGGGTTGGTATCTTGTCGGTGCTGACATCAAGCAGATTGCGATGAGGATGAGAGCAAACAAATTGAATCCGGCGTCGATGTCCCCTATACGGAGGCATACTTACGACTACGGTGATTGGGACCAACCAATCCCCGGTCGCATTTGCTTCGACCTGATGCTTGGATTCGTCAAACTATGGACGGTCAAGAACGGACAGTTACCGGGGCGCAAACTAGATGACGTGGCATGGGAAGTATTGGGTGAGAGAAAGGTTCCCTTGGAGGACGGACACGATACATACTACACCGACCTCGCCACTTACATCGACTACAACAGACAGGACGTGAGGCTACTGCCTCGCCTCAATGATATGCTCAACTGTCTGAATCATTATCTTACTCTTATGCACTTGTGCAAGGTCGATTTCCGAGCGACACCGCACGTCACCAAATTGACGACGGGGTTGCTACTCAACGATGACGAGTGGATATATCGGATTCCGACACGCCCACAACACGAATACGAGGCGTATGATGGCGCGGACATCATGGAGCCGGAAGCCGGTGTATATCAGAACGTGGGCATCCTTGATATTCGGGCCATGTACCACAGCAACGTAGACCTCCACAACATATCGTGGGACACACTTGACGAATCCGGCAAGGACTGTGGTAACGGTGTTCGCTTCTCACAGGAAAGGAAGGGTACGTTGGGCCGTATGATGGGCAACCTAACCGAATTACGCAACGAATACAAAGCGAAGAAGGCACAGGCCACCGACCCATACGAAATTACCAAATATGACGCTATGCAATATGCTACAAAGTCCCTCGTCGCATCTCTATATGGGGTGTGTGGTGACAGTAAGTATTCATTGTATCACCCGAAGGTGGCGTCGTCTATCACATTCACAAGCAGGGAGACTCTCGGACGCCTTCGTGACCTATCTGAAGAGCGTGGGTCGCGGGTCATCTATGGTCACACGGATTCCGTGTTCGTAGAGGCGGAGAGCGTTGGTATTTTAGAGGCTACCTGCAACGACATCAATGAGGTCATGCACCCCATCGTCGTCGAGTTTGAGAAGTACGCCGAGACAATGTTCATCAAGGCGAAGAATCGTTACGCGGGTAAGGTAACATGGTCGGAAGGAAAATATCTTGATGAGCCGGACTACTATGTCAAAGGGATTGAATTGAAACAGTCCCGACTGCCTCCTGCCATGAAGACCACGATGATGACAATACTGCGTGGTATTCTCGACGGGCAGACGCAGGACGACGTGTCCGGCTCACTGTCCTCGCTGATTGAGGACGTGGTCAACGAAAGAGTCCCACTTGAGGATTTGATGATTAAGGGTTCACTTTCCAAGCCCCTGAGTAAGTATGCTTCCATCTCAGGCACCGCACAGGGCGCACAGTGGGCCAACACCCACTTGAACAAGGAATACAGTGAGGGAGACTACTTCCACTGTATTCTCACCGAGTCCGGTGACTATGTGGCCTTCGACAGTCCCGATGAAATAGACGGTATGGTTGATGTTGGTTACACTGAGATGGCAAAGCGATTCATTGTCAAGAAGGCACAAGACCTATACAACGTAGTTGGGTGGGATTACACGCCTTTGGAGAATGCCTTACACGGCAAGGGGGATATGATGTGGCTTTGAGCAAACTTCAAGTGTCACGGAAAGAATGTAGTAACATGGGGCCAACCGAAGACCTTAAGTACGACTTCGTGTGCTATTACTGTCTGAGAGCAAGAGAAGCAAGCAGTCTAAGCCACTTTGACCCATTAGATGTAGCAGATGAATATAGTGAAATCGTACCAGTGTGTATAGAATGTGTAGTGAGTATGAATCTCGGAGAACAGGAGTTAGAAGAAGATGAGTGATATATTGATGCCCGGACAGGGTGGAAAAAGAATCAAGCGTAATGCGACGAAAAACCAATTGATTGAGCAGAGACTAGAGGACTTGGAAAACAACGTCGGGCAGTTTGCCCGTGCGGTAGGAAACGACCTACAAAGATTCCAAGCCCTGATTATGGCCTTGATGAAGGACTTGGACAGGGTTGAAATATACAACTGTTCCGAGTGCGATGAAAAGGGCATTTGGTTCCCGGTTCTATCGTCGCTTGAAGTCGAGCCTGACTGCCCATCGTGTGGTGCGGCCTTGACTGAAGATGATTTGGCTTCCGATGAAGAAGAATAGGTTTAAGTAACAGAATAGATGTAGCAGGTTTAGTGATTAGTATGTCCCGTGTATTGGTTGTTGGTGACGAAAAGGCTTTGGGTGCCGCTTTGAAGAAGCATGGCGCAGAGAATGTTTGGTGGGCGGTCCGCGAAGGACCGGAAACCCGACCCATTGCTATGCGAGTTGGACTCGCACCTCACCACTATGCGGGCCTCCTTGAGAAAGGCGAATGCTCCGAAGAAGACTATGATGTAGTCCTTGGATTGGAGAAGCCCGAACCAAAGAAGGAATCCAAACCTGCCGCGAAGAAGGCGGCGAAGAAGGATGACTGAAAAGGATTTGGATTATTACAAGGAAAAGGGGCATTACAACCCCATTGAAGCGAAAAGATTGGGCGTCCCACTTCGGGTGTCCAAATCATCATTCATGGGTTAT